GGCTCGACCAGCCGCACAGATTACGCCTACGCCTCTACAGGTCGCGACATTTATCTATTCAAAGAGTGGGAGCGTACTACCGAGGCGGTCAAAGACGGAAAGAAGCATACGGAATATGACTGGGAGGATTGGAGTCGCGAGAAGGGGACGGAGCGCATCACCTACCACGCACCGCTCGGCTACGGATGGTATGCGACCACGGTTTATGTCGATGGAGTGCTCGAAGGAAGCTCGTTGTCGCAGGGAAAGCCCGGCGGCAAGGCAAGTCAGTTCACCGTCGAGCAGTCGAATCTCAGCCTTGGTGCTCATTACGCCAGTGACGATATGCTGCCGTATTCTTCTCTCATCGATACCGAGTTTCCCGTTGTGGGTGCAGATTATCTGCGTACTTTGACACGAGAAATCGAATGGCTCAACCGCAAAACACAGGAGACGGTCACAATGGAGATTCGTGCGCGGATTCAAGATAGCGTTCCCGATATTGACCATATTGTCGATTTCACCGAGCGCATCCGCTTCGAGGGGCATGAGTATTTCCTGCAGTCGAACACAGTGGAACTCACGCCGCGCCTCCTGCGGCAGACAATCAAGATGGTGAGGTGGTTTTGATGCACGGCGTTATGGGACTCGCTGCCGCGATACGGGCAGGTGTAAGCAAGAGACAATCTCAGGAATCACAGGCACAGCGCGGAATCATCCGAAACGGGCGCGTCCATATCGGGGAGCGATCCTATCCCTTTCGTGCGGCAGTGGACTGTAACACCAGTGATGGAAGTCTTGTGTGGGTACAGATTTCAAGGGGCGGTACTGCCGTCATTGTGGGAGCGTGAGATGATGCACAGGGCTAGAGTGAAAGCTGTGAGCGGGAATCGGGTGCTTGCGGATGGCGTGTGGCTTACCTGCATAGGAAACCGCTCCATTCGGGAAGGAGAGTGGATTTGGACGGATGGTCGCTGCGTCTATGGGCATGAATCCAGTGGGGGCAGCAGTTATGTTCCGACGAATGTCCTTTCCGGCATACCGCTCCTCCAAATAAAGTGGAAGGATCAAAAAAACCAGATGCTCCATTCGTACTATGCAAAAGGAAAGATTCATCCGCTCGGTTTTTCCCAAGAGGATATATGGATGGTCAACAGCAGTCGCCACTTCGCGTATGTTACAGGCTATGGAATGCTCGATGCCGAAATGGATGAGCAGGGAAATCTCTATACACTCGAAGCTGTCAATGTTCTCGTGTTCCCGCTCATCGGGGCAGATCAGCGTGACACTGTTCTCTTTGTCAAATGCAACGGCGAGGTCATCGCCTCATACGATCTTGTGCCGATGTTTGGTTCTCCCACTGTATCCGGTCCTACTGACCTCTATAGCTGTCAAACAGTAGGTGGACGGGTGGATAAAGCTGGGAACTTCAAAGTGATGATATGGCACTCCATATCAGAGCATGGGGGAGACGGAAGCCATGTCAGCACAGACCGATATGTGTTCTTCGATGGTAGCAATCTTGAGCCTTGGATGGAGAAAACCAAAACAACGTCAAGAGACTCTGTTACAGGGGAATCCTATACTTCCGAAAGCAGATGGAGTGCACCGGATTACAGTGTCCGCTATCCAATCCATGACGGTATGTATATGCACTTTCCTGCAAATCTTGACTATCTTATCTCCGGGAAAAGGTATATTTCAAAGATTTACAGTGCAAAGGACGAGCTGCTCATGGAACTGGAAACGAGTCCGATTGCCCGCACAAGCCTCTGCTCGCTGGGACAGGGGAAATATCTGGTCAGCACGGGATCGCCCTTATATTTATGGAAAGACGGTCAGCTTACAGAGCTTCTGCGTGGATGCTATAACTACCGTCTACGCAGGATGAATCATCTGGGGAAATGGAAACGAGCAGGAGGTGTTTAGCATGGATCATATTCTTACCATACGCCTTTATGCGGCGGGCATTGGCATCGTAGTTGGGGAATTCCTCGGAAACTTTGACGATCTGCTCTATGCACTTGTCGCATTCGTCGCAACGGACTACATCACGGGTGTTCTCCGTGCGATTGTCGAGAAGAAACTGTCGAGTGCCATCGGCTTCAAGGGAATCTGCAAGAAGGTCTGCATCTTCACCCTTGTCGGCGTGGCGAATGTCCTCGATACCCACATTATCGGCAGCGGCTGTGTCCTGCGCTCTGCTGTGATCTTCTTCTACATCTCGAATGAGGGAATCTCCATCATTGAGAACGCAGTGCGGATGGGGCTTCCTGTTCCGCAGAAATTGCAGGATATGATGCACAGTCTCAGAGATAAATAACTGCTTTAACCTCAATGCCCGGCGAATCTTCGTCGGGTTATTTTTATGCCCGAAAAGGTGACCACAAGAGCCGTTTTTGTCCGCTGCTTCATGAAGGGAGATGTTGAAATGAGCAAGGAAGAAGGACTTCGGGAAATGACGTATCAGATGGTGATGCGTGCTTCATGGAAAATGCTGCAGAGCGGACTTTTGTCAGAAGACGAGTATCTTGCGTTTGAAGCGAAAATGCGCGAGAAATATTGTCCCGTCATCGGGCTTCTATTTTCAGATATTGACTTGCTATCGTGCGGATAGTACGGGAATATGGGACTGGAAAGGAGGGATCACCATGAAGATACGAAGAGTCCAACCAACCCAGACATTGCAGAAAAAGCTGCGTGTGGCTGCCTATGCCCGCGTCTCTGTGGATACGCTTCACCACTCTCTTGCGGCGCAGGTCAGTTACTACAGCAGTCTCATCCAGAAGAACCCCGCATGGGAATACGCCGGCGTGTACGCAGATGAAGGTATCACAGGCACAAGTACCACGCATCGGACGGAGTTCAAGCGGCTGATCGCGGACTGCAACGCCGGGAAGATTGATTTGGTGCTCGTCAAAAGCATCAGTCGCTTTGCCCGTGACACCGTGGATTGTTTGCACACAGTACGAAAACTGAAGGAAAAGGGGATTTCCGTCCGCTTCGAGCGCGAGAACATTGATTCCACATCTGAGGACGGGGAACTCCTCTTGACGCTGCTCGCATCCTTTGCGCAGGAAGAGAGCCGGAGCATCGGTGACAACATTCGGTGGGGTGTGCGGCGACGATTCGCAGAGGGGATTCCGAACGGACATAAACCGCCTTACGGCTACCGATGGGATGGCGAGATGTTCCGCATTATCAAAGCAGAGGGTGAGATCGTCAAGGAGATATTCCGTAGATACCTTGCCGGGGAATCTGCCTACGCCATCGCAAAGAGTCTCGCATGGCGCGGAGTCACGGGACGGCAGGGGAGACCAATCGAGCAGACCACGGTCAAAGACATCCTCTCAAATTGCTCCTACACGGGCACAATGGCATTGCAGAAAAACTACATCAGCGAGGGGCATATCCGCAAACGGAATAAGGGAGAATTGCCTCTTTATCTCGTGGATGAGATGTTTGAGCCGCTCATAAGCCGAGATGACTTTAATAAGGCACAAGAGATACGGAAAATGAGAGCCGAACGGGCTGCGAATCGGAATTCTGTACGGATGTCATTCTCCGGAATGGTGAAATGCGGATGCTGCGGAGGGGGCTTCAGCAGAAGAACCGCAGGGAAGTACAGACGATGGGGCTGCAACACAAGAGAGCGGAAAGGTAGGGAATCCTGTGACAGTCGTCCGATCAAGGAGGAGGAGCTTGTTGCTGCGGTCAGAGCCGTCATGGAGAAGGATGATTTCGATGCCGCAGAACTCAGGCATAAGGTGTCAAAGATCGTCATTCACGGTGATCGAATCGACTTCCATCTCGTCAACGGTCGCATAAAAAAGACTGCCCGAATCTACAACGGGCAGCGCGGCAGCAATCCCTTCACCAACAAAGTGTACTGCGCTTCCTGCGGCAGCAAGTGTGAGAGGGATACATGGACGAAGGGAGCAAAAGTGTGGTCTTGCAGTCAGCCGCGCACAAAATGCGGATTGAAACGGCTGCCCGAATCCGAACTCAAGGAAGCGGCAGAATCCTTGTTCAGCGATGGCTATGAGGGCAAGATCGTACAGAATGTCGAGCGGATCGTCATATCCGATGATGAAGTCATATTTCAACTCAAAGAAGGAGGCGCATACCGATGGCAAAGACAGTGCGGGTAATCCCTGCAAGCCCTAAAATCTTTCGTTCTGAGGTTACGGCAGAACCAAGGCGGCGCAGAACGGCAGGATATGCTAGAGTTTCGACCGATCATGAAGAACAGGCTTCCAGTTACGAAATGCAGATGGCGCATTACAAGAACTACATCGAGAGTCGTGCAGACTGGGATTTCGTCGGCATGTATTCGGATGAGGGAATAAGTGGAACCAACACTAAGAAGCGTGACGGCTTCAACCAGATGATCGAGGATGCCCTTGCCGGCAAGATTGACCTTATCATCACAAAATCCGTCAGTCGCTTCGCAAGAAACACCGTGGACTCTCTCCAAAACGTCCGCAAACTAAAGGAAAACGGTGTAGAGATTTACTTTGAAAAAGAGAACATCTGGACGTTCGACACGCGCGGAGAACTCCTGATCACGATTATGTCGAGCCTCGCTCAGGAGGAAAGCCGCAGCATCTCGGAGAACACCACATGGGGCAAGCGGAAGCAGTTCGCCGAGGGCAAAACCAGTGTGGGCTACAGCGCGTTTCTCGGCTATGACAAGGACTTCAAAATCAACGAGGAACAGGCGAAAGTGGTGAAGCTCATCTACAAACTCTTCCTCGGAGGGCGATCCTTCTACGCTGTTACCAAGGAACTGGAGAAGCGCGGCATCAAATCTCCGTCTGGAAAAGATAGATGGTATATTTCCACGGTGCGGTCCATCCTTACCAACGAGAAGTATCGTGGCGATGCACTGATCCAGAAAGAGTATACGGCGGACTTCCTCGATAAGACGCGACGGAAGAATACGGGCGAGATTCCGCAGTATTATGTGGAGGAGCACCACGAGCCGATTATCCCGCCGGACTTGTTTGATTTCGTCCAGTCAGAGATAAAGCGTAGAGAGCAGAACGGCAAGCACAGCGGCGTGAGCATCTTCGCGAACAAAATCAAATGCGGATGCTGCGGCGGTTGGTACGGGGCGAAGGTGTGGCACTCCACGGACAAGTACCGCAGAGTCATCTACCGCTGCAACAAGAAATATGCCCACAAGGGCAAACCGTGCAGCACAAGGCATCTGACGGAAGAGGAAATCAAACGGATTTTCGTCAAGGCTCTGAACTCCTTGGTGGAAGTCAGAGAGAACGTGATTGCGGAACTCACGGAGCTGATTGACAGCGTTTGTCAGACGGTGGAGCTGACGGAGGAACGGGATAAAGTAGAGCAGGAACGCGGCGTTTTGGCAGAACGCCTTGAAACACTGATTCGAGAGAATGCACGGGTGGCACAGGATCAGACGGCATATCTGAAACAGGAAAATGAGATTCGCGCACTCTATGTGGAAAAGCAGGGGTATCTAGCGAGGTTGGATGAGCAAATTGCCGAGAGGGAGGGCAAGAGAAACACCTTGGAGACCATGATTCAAGTGGTATGTGATATCAACGGGGAGCAGGTTGAGTTTGACGAGGAGCTATGGGGCGGATTGCTTGATCACATCTGTGTTAAGGGGGATGGCGAGGTGGTGGTTGTTTTCAAGGGCGGGATTGAGATTGGTGGTGGAGGATGAAAGCCTATAGAAAAAATAGATTCCATTCGTCATAGCGACGTTTGGAATCTCTATTTCTGTGGCTATTTATTTTGCAGGAAAACCTCGGATGGAATTGTGCCGCCTTTTGGGATTACAACAAAATCATCATCGAAGTTCTCAGCGGCAATTTTATGGAGAATCCGAAATTCTCCGTGAATCACTGTCATCGTTCCATTCAGGATTCGTACCAATGGGGCGAGATAGTCCTTTACGTCCTGCACCTCATAGCAGCTGGTATCGATGATATAGAACTCGTTGAAGTTTTTATACAGCTGCTGCAAATATCCCTCCGCAGCTTCTTTGCCCATTTTGGCAGTCAGCTTCTCAAGGTCAATATCGGATTCCCTCGCGAACTTCATCCAACTTGCCGTATAGTAGATGCCGCGGATATTTCTTTGCAGGGTATTCAGATCACTGCCCGAGAGCAGAATATCGAGGCAGTCTCGTGTGCGCGGCAGGATAATATCAGCTGTTGTCGCGTGAAGTCCGGCAGTCCCGCCTCCGCATCGGCTGACACACAGAACAATGTGTTTCACGTTGTAAAAATGATTGATCTTATCCTGCAAATAGCGATGCAGTTCCTTTGGATCGTTATGTAGATGTCGAGGCAGAAAATAGACGGTCGCCTTGGACGCACAGGATTCGATTGCTCGTTTTAATTCCAGCTCCAACGTGGGACAGGCAAGGATAATAGTTTGTAACATGGCTGAGATAGGCTTCCTTTCATTAACGGTTCAAGAAGCAAATGGGGGCTTTTTTTAGCTAAGCGACAGCGCAGCTTTATATGCTTTTGCCGCCATGATATTCGAAATGATCGATAACAATACGATCCAGTTGCATCCTAATCGCAGAGAAATCCTGATTGAGGTCGAGTGTCCGTACCGAAATTTTGTTGCCGCTCATACTATAGTCTCTGTTGGGGGCAATTTCCTCATCGGTTTTGGCATAAAGAAGCATACCTGATACGGTATGTGGCACTTTGGCAAGTTCGGCTTCCTTGTTTTTGACGTAGGTAAAAATCTGATATAGATTCCCTGAGTGAAGTGTATGTATGCCGTATCGCTGCTGCGTTGTGCGGGAGTAGTATTTGGTGTCGATAATTAGTGTTTTATCACCGTATTCCAGCATAATGTCTGTCTGCATGGTGGGGAGCATATCCTGCACATCATCATCAAGCTGCCATGAAACTTGCGAGGGATTGGCTTTGATTTGCGGAAATTCCCGCCGATAATATGCAAGTATGAATTTCTCGTAGAGGCGGTGCATGCGCTGCTCGTCAAGAAAATCCATCAATTTTGTTTTTCCGTCTGTCTGTGTTTGTAGGAGTCCCTTGGCAATGAGATAACAAATGGACACCACCATCCTGTACGATTGGTTGTTTCTATCGTACCGGATATTCCATTGAGCCGCATGGAGGTCGAGCGCCTCCACTTCGTCAAAGTATACGAGCAGTTTCCGCAGAGCCTTTTTCCGCTCTTTTGATAGATCAGACTTTAGCAGTTCCAGTACAGTGGATTTAATGATACGATTCATATAGGAATTGATCGAAAAATCATCATAGGTACAAATCATTTGTTGCCGAATGATGGTCTGTGTTTTTAGAGATGCGGACACATCAATCTTGCCGCGAAGAGAAGATATTGCCGCTGTTCGCGCTATGTACTCCTTGCCAAGACCTCGTTTTACTTGCTGCTCGATGCCTTTGATGAGAATGGCCGCCATCAGCTCGCCAATATTTTGAAATTTCTCTGTGGCGATGTTTTTATATCGTTGACTGTTTAGGGCTTGGAATGCATAAGCCAGCATATAGTAGATGTTCTTCACCCGAATCACTGAACTGCACTCCTCAGTTTTCTGCTCCACTCTTTTGTTTTGTGAGGTTCGTCAAACCAGTATTCCTTTAACATGGGAATGAGTTCGTACTCCACCAACATAGAGAGTTTTTTATTGGTCAGCTCCTTTGCCGCAATGTTACAGAAATAGCTGTGTCCGATGCAGAACCCTTCACCTAACGATTCATCATCCGCAATCTCGCGATTCAAGTCCTCCACACAGGCAATCAATCGATCGAATATCCTGTTATCAAGATCCTCCTGATACGCCTTGAAACGTTCCGAGGAGAATGCCGGGAACAGCGCAAAGAAGCCGAATCTCCGCCGCAGGGCGTAGTCAAGCATCGCCAGACTGCGGTCGGCGGTATTCATCATACCAATGATGTAGAGATTATCCGGGATGTAAAACATCTGATCGGCATAGAGCGGTTGAATTTTATTGCGGCTGCCGCGTTTGTCGCTCTCAATGAGCATGAACAATTCCCCGAAGATTTTGCTGAGATTCCCTCGATTAATTTCATCTATGATGAAGAAGTAGTCGTTATCGGTATCGTCCGCAGCCCTTTTGCAAAATTTGTAAAAAACCCCTTCCGTGACGGAAAAGCCGCTGCCGGACGGACGAATGCCTATAATGAAATCCTCGTAGGAGTAGCTTTGGTGAAACTGCACCATCATCACGCGATCTACATCTTTAACGCCCATTATGGAATAGGCAAGGCGCTTTGCAATGAATGTCTTGCCGACGCCGGGAGCGCCTGTAAGGATAACATTTTTCTTTGCGCGTAGGAGCTCCACGAGGTCTTTATAGGATGCTTCATCAACATATACTTCGTTTAAGAAGTTCTCCGATGTGTATGTCGGATATGTGATGATCCTTTCCTCATCATCAAGAGAAGTCTCTTCCGTTTCAAAAAGAGCAAAAATTTTGCGCAGGTTTTCTGTGTCATTCGTCAAGTCGGTAAGTGTTGGCACTGCGAGCATTACGGGGGACTCCCAGCTGCCCTTATGCGTCCACTGCACCTTGCGGGTATGGGGATATTCATCGTTGCTGTCGTCATATTCGTAATCGGATGCAACGATCCCCATGCCAACAATCTCAGAACGGCCTTTCTTGACAAGGATCATGTCGTCAGGTCTCATATCGTGAACAAGCTGCCACAGCATCCGTTTGGCCTGTGTAAATGCTGCGTTGGGATTATAACTTTCCTGCAGCGCCTCTTTGACCTCTTCTTTTTTCGTAAAACGGGACAAATCTCCAACTTTAGGCCAGCCAAGCGCCATGATGCCTTGCGCGTAAAAAATTTCCCACATGGAGGCACCTTCGCCTGGTGCATACAGCCATACGTGCCGGGTATCGACATCGGCGTCGCCGAGCGCATTTTCCTTAGACGATCTGCCTGTGCGCATGGCAAACACTCCGTTTTTGAAAATTTCTGAGGCGAGCTCATCGGTCATGTTGACTGTCTTTCCGGCATCAGTAAGTGTCCATACGCCTGTGACTTTGTTGTCGATGTAGCCGCCCTTTACAAGATAGCTTCTGGCAAAAGCCACTTCGTTTTCAAATTTGTTGACATTACTCTTTCCTCTGGTTTTACTCACCTCAGACTCAGATAAACGTTCGTTTTCGATGATTTTCTTTCTGACCTCTGTAGGTGTAGCCGAACCGCCAAGTTCGCGCAAAGTCTGAATGATAGGGCGGAACCATTTGAGAAAGGATGCCTTCGACTTTCTGGATTTTTCCGGACGCTTCATCTGCTCCCCCTTCTTATTCAAATTTATCCAAGCATGGCGGGAGAGTGCGGGGAAAGAATCATAGCTATAGTTGCCTGCCTGTAAAGATGCCAAGCATTTATCCCGGAGTTCGAGATATTCCTCTCCGGAGGGAACGGTATCCTTCAGGGCTGAAATTTTGGCAGCAACATTCTCTGAGATGTGCTCGGGATTCTTCATAAACTCACGATTTCCAGCGTCCAAACTCAAATAGTCATAGGGACGAATCCAGTACAGTGCCATTGTGAGATTCCATTTTATGCGGGATTGTGCCAATGCTAGATTATAGGCACGGCAGAACTTTTCCCGGTCAGTAGGAGAATTCGTCTTTGCAAGTTCGATGGCGGCTTCAAATACATCCCAAAGGTTATCAATGTCGTGTTCTTTGCGGGTATCTTCAAAAGCATAGAAGGTGGCTGACATATTCATCAGCACAGGAATTCCCGAAAAATCGTCCGGTGCTTCAGAAGTGATTGAAAACTCGGCAATAAATGCGTTGATGATGATTTTTCGTTTCTCGTCTGTAATGCCCTTATTGAATAGTCCGTAAATCGTAAAAGGGTCAATGTCCTTCGGTGTTCCATTGATTTCCATTTTGGCGAGTGTCATGTGGATATCATCATAGATTTTTTGGATCTTTTTTATCAAGGGTGTTCTGTCATTTTTGTATGCCAACAGCGCGTCCGCAAATTCCGTATAAAATTCGATCCACTTAAATTTATTGTCCATGTATATCCGCCTCCAATGACCTATGTTTATGCGCCATAAAACCCTACAAACTGTCTGTGCTCCGTGTTTCACGCTAGAAAATTCGTCATTACAGCAACGCCCACCAATAGCCCTTCATCTATGTGACTGATTTACCTTCATTATACATGCTCCCGTCAAGGATGTCAGAGACGGATTTTGTGCAGGGAATTGTGTGAGTTTTGTGAGACTACTGCAAGTTTTCCCGCCTAGCGTCTGGAATCTCTTTTCTTTTGCAAAGAATCATTAGCCATCTTCCCCTTTCTTGTGTTATAATTTTCTTATATTTGAAACGTAGGAGGGAAGGCCGTTGTTTGCAAAGACTTATGGTGCGACGACCCTCGGGATTGACGGACGG